TTAAAAGGATTTGTATTACCTGTTCTAAACATATCAGGAACTTGTGTAAAACCACTACCTCCACCAATAGCTGGTTCAGCATCTAATGGTTGTCCAGTAAGCATACTTAATAAAGTTTGAGGTAGACCCATAAGGTCAGTCATTCTTTGTGCATCTCCAGCAATTCCTAAGTCTGGACGTCCCGGATATTGTCCTTGACCCGGTCCTTCTCCTTCATAGTTACCTGTGCCGCTTCTCCATTGCATATGGTCTTTTCTATATGCTGCTTGTGAATCTCCTGCAGCTAAAGCTGACTCAGCGTCATCATACAAACCAAAATACTTTATAGTCTCATCATAAGTTAGGTCTTTACCGTTAGGACCAGTACCTTGTGGTCCTCTAGGTTGTTCAGGCGTTTGTCCTCCACTTCCCGGTCTAGGCGTTGGTTGTGTAGGCATAAAAGGATTATTAACATTATAATTCATCCACCACGGCATCTCTTGACCACCACCATACTGAGTTCCGTATTGAACTTGACCGAACTGATAAGGGTTATAAAAACCACCACTAGTATTAGCTTGATAAGGATTAAATATGTTGTTTCCTTGTTGTTGTCCCATATACCCAGTAGGAGCTCCCCAAGTATTTGTAAAAGACTCTGTAGTATCAGGACCTTCATTTCCGGGTCTTGGTGTTATACCGCTATCTAATAGAGGCATACCTGATGAATCGTATGTAAAGCCTTGTCCTGCTGAAGGAGAGCTAAACATATTTCCTAAGTCCCAACTTGTATTAAAGAAACCAGCCATATTTTTTTCCTATGTTAAGTTTTGTGCTATATTACAATACATTTTAGTGCCGTCTGAGACACATCTAACTAAATCTACTTTACCGTTACCTGATGTTATTGTAGGGTTATGACCACCAATAAATGAGAAGTCTGTACTAAATGCTACATCATAAGCACCAGTATTTTTAATTAAGAAAGAAGCCTCAACACCTGATGTCATATTAGACACATTAAGTGTGTGGTTTCCTTGCACACTAACTACAAATACGTTTGAATTTAACAGGTTAGCTGTCTGTGTAGAAGCTAATGTTATAGTCTCAGAAGCCGTAGGATGAGCTTTAGTGAACGTTTGTGGTGTAGCTAGGGTAACTATATCCTCACCACCAATCGTGCCTGTAGTAGCCGTTAAGCCATTAACAGTAAAGTTCTCTGAAGAACTACCGTTTGCATCTGCCTTAGAGTTAAGTGCTGTTCTTACTGCTGTAAATTCAGTATTAAAGTCAGCACCTGAGATAACTTTTCCGGGGTCTGTGTCTGCTAAGGCATCTTTTCCAGACCAACCTACCGCTATTGTATAATTACTCATAATATTTTACCTTGTTTAAATAATAATGATAATGATTGTAATGATGCTTTGTAACCTTTAGTTACTCCGTCCCACTCTAATCTTATGTACTTAGCACTACCTGCTAATGGTATAGAACGCTCTTTAAATCCGTGTATTGGAGCATACTTAGAAGCTGCTGGATGTGTCGCTGAATTATGCGTATGTCCAGTAAGTGGTCCATACTTAGAAAACGTAGCTCCCCAGTATGACGGCTCACCGCTTAGTGTAGGATTAAGTTTAAATGTCGGTGATATTTTAGGTGTCATTTCAAAGTCTTTATACAACCTAATACCTACATCTGTTCCTTGACCTCCTGATACAAGCATTACTAATCTTTTAAGAATAGATGATTGTACGCCTTCTCCTAAATCAATCCATACCGTAGAAAAAGAAACTGTATAGCTATTATAAGTATAAGTGCTAGAGCCGCTATAGTCTACATCATAATAACCTTCATAAGTAGCAACTCTTCCTGCTTGTTGTCCTACTAAAAGCCCATATGTTTCTGTGTACGCCATACTAGCAGGTTCTCTACTGTCTGCAAAATCCCACTTAGTTATTCTTGGAGTTTCTTTCTCTGTCTTATATGTAGTGTCAAAAACATAGGTAACATTCTTATCTACAAAAGATAAAATATAAAGACCTTCATTTAGCATAAACGCTGACTTAACATTTGTACTGCTACCAATATTAGATATTAGTTCGTCTTTAATTGTTATAGATTTTTCTGTTAGGGGTAGTTTGTCTAACTGAGTAGTTCTAAATAAAGACCTAACACCAGTATCAGACAAGAAATATAAATCATCTCCAATAGATTGTATAGAGTCTCTAGATACACATCCTATTCCTCTAATAACCTCGTCTAAAGCTATATTTCCTATTATGTCAGGACTGTTATAAATAGCAATATTCTCTTTACCAAATATAACTAGCTTACCTGCAAAAGAGTGTATAGCTACAATAGTATCTTGACCCCATACAGACTTTAAATCTATAATTCCTCCATCAGCACCCCATTTATGACCGTCTAATAATTTAGAATAATATAAGACATCATCTTCTTCAGTAATACCGCCAGCCCATACTCTACCATAAAAACCTAACATACAGCTAGGGTCAAACGTAGTTACACCTGAAGGTGCTTGATAACCACTTGTATCTTTTAATTTAGCCCAAGATGAATTATCATAATATAACGGGTCTTCATCAAACTGAGCAGCATATAGATGAGTATTAAAATTTGTAAACTGCCAATCAGAAGAAGCCGCACCTGTAGCAAAAGACCCTGTCCAAGCATTATCTTTATCAGACAAATCAACAATATACATATTAGTGCCAACACCAGCAAATATCTTATTTGTTGTGCCATTATAATGTTCTGTTATAGAACCTATCTTAGCACCACCAGTTAATGTGCCCTGCTTTAATCCTTTACGGAATGTAACTTTACCACCTTCTGTATAAACAACATTGTCTGCTTTAGTAAACCAATTAGGTGTTAGAGCAGTTGGTGTTGTCTGCGTATCTATACCATTAATACCAATAGTATCTAAAGGTACAGCATTAATTTGCTTAGATTCTAGTGCCATATTATACTACTACCCAATCCCTTTCATATTCCATATTGCCAGCATCTAACTGAACTGCAATGTTTAAAGAGTCTCTAGCTTCTGCCGCAACAGCACTAGAGATACTTCCTCCGTCTTCACCTCTCTCTGCTATAGCTCTAGCCCAAGCCCCAAGAATTACAGGCTGTGAAGGAACTCTTAATACTTGTGATGCTGTCTTTAATTCTTTTTGAGCACCTACAATATTAACTGATATTGTTTGAGTAGAGTCAGGAACAGGGTAGAAATCAATATTAAAGTCTGGCTCTCTGTTTGTACCTGCTTGTGAGATACCATTAAAGGCATAATAAGTAGGTTTACCAGTAGACGCACTAGTCAGAGGGAACACTTGCTCATTAATCCAATCATTAGGCACTTGCTCTAATACTTGTCCAGTATCTTGACATATAACGTCTAATACTTTAAAAGACACACCTGCACCTTTAGTAGCATCACCTAAAGTGTATTGCATATTGCCTAGAGATGTTTTAACATTAAATGTCTCTCTTAAGGCATTCCAATCGTGATAAGACTCTACATTCTTTTTAGAATCATTAACTAACTCACCAATTAACTTCTGATAATCTGAGATAGTTACAGAATCATATAAGTTACCTGACCAATCAGAGTCAATAGTATCTTCTCTGAGCCTCCTTAAAACGCTGTTAATAATTTCTCTATAAGTCATTTACTTTCCTTTTGCTAATTGAGCACCAAAATAAAATTCTATAATCATTGTTGCCCACCCAAAGATCTCATCCATCTTAAGTACAGCACCTGCTTCTAGTTTTACATATTCAATAACATCAGGTGTCAGTTGAAATCCTAATACACTAAAGCCTTCTATAACTGTAGGTACGATAGTAGGAACATCAAAAAATACGGGTGCTATTTGTGTAAATATAATTAAAGCTAGTATGACAAATATAATGACTCGTCTGTTAAGGGCAGCCATAGGGCTCTCTTTGTCTGCTCTATCTCTAGCTTGGTTTATTGAATCGTTTCGAGCCTGCAAGTTCTGTATCATTAACTTTTGGTTTTCTGCTGCTGCTTGACTTTTAAGTGCAAACAACTTAGCTACAAAACCTAATGCTATTGGTGCTACGTTTGTTAAAAATCCTATCATACTGCTAACCTCATTGCTTCTACAATTCCTATTTCAGTAACAAAATAATAAAGTAAAGCTCCATAGACACCCCATTTAATCTGTAACAAAGAAGTGTTTATTTTAGCTATACATTTATTAGTGTCATCAATCTTACTAAACAGCTTTCCTATTTGAGAAGTGTGCTTGTCTAGCTGTAATTGCATACGATTAAGTTTTTCGTCCATTAATCAACGCCCCACTCTTTTCATAGCTATCTTATGTGACTCTGTAAAGGTCTTACCACCATTCATTAATTTTTTCATCTCTTTCATATGTTTAGCAGTATGATGTTCTTTATGCCTAGCCATTGCGTTTGCTTGTCTTTTAGTAAGTGCCATATTATTTCCTTTTCTTTTTAGCGGCATTTCTTTTGCTTATTGCTTTGCCTTTTTTAATAGCATCTGATTTGCTAGAAGCACCCCAAGCATTTAAAGATTTTAATAATGGTGTCTTTTTACCATTTTTATACTGAGGTCCTGCTGCTGCACCCATACGTTGTAAGAATGCTGCTCTTCTTGGATTATCTCCTGATTTTACTGGAGCTCCCATTAATAACCTTTTCTTCCGTAGCCGCCTTTACCTTTACCTTTTTTCTTCTTAGCCATATTATCTCCTTAGTTTGCTAGTGGATTGTCTAACGCTCTCTGTAGCCTTGTGTTAAGTCTTTCTTCTACTTCTTTAATCTTTCTATCTGTATCAGAATAAAGAGCATCTCTTCTCTGGTCAAATCTTGTGTCAGCATTATCAATCATTGTTGCTAAGTTTTCTTTTTGTTTCTGCAACTTAGTTTCTACATCATTAACAATACTTTCAAGGTGTCGCATATCTTCTCTAACATCTTTCTTTACTTCTTTTACATATGTAATCTGTTCATCAACATTTGTTTTAATTAAGTCTAGTTCTTCTTTAAACAAATCAATTTCTTTACTAACAAACTCCATATGTGTATTTACTGTAGACATATGTTCATTTATAACTGCTAAATCTTTTTCTATAATAGACAAATCAGGTGACTCAAATGCAGAAATCTTAGCTTCCATATCTAAGTATCTCTGATATACTTCAAAACCACCCCACAGAGCTC